ATGGCATACAATAAGAAAGAAGTCCTACAAGCCAACACGGAAGCTATCCGTGTGGTCTTGCGCCTGGAAAAAGAACGCCGCGAAGCCACCGAAGCTGAAAAAAGTATCTTACGAAACTATCAGGGCTTCGGTGGCTTGAAATGTGTACTCAACCGTACAGATACCCCCGATGATATACGCTATTGGAGCAAGTCAGAGCAGAATCTCTTTGAACCTACCCAGCAGCTCAAACAGATGATTTATCGTGAAGCCTTAGATGCTAACACCGCCAAGCGGTATTGGGAGAGCATCAAGGCAAGCGTACTAACCTCCTTCTATACTGATACCCGTATCGTTTCAGCCATCTCAGACGCTCTCACTTCTGTAAATGTACCCATACGTCGATGTTTGGATCCTTCAGCTGGCATGGGAGCATTTGCTGAAACCTTTGCAAGGCAAGCGGGAGTTGTAGATACAATGGAAAAGGACCTGCTCACTACCCGCATCTCGCAAGCCCTTCACCCCTATGGTAAAGGCAATGTGTTTGTTTGCAACGAGCCTTTTGAAGCTATTGGAGAACTGGAAGACAAGGACAAATACGACCTTGTTACAAATAACATTCCTTTCGGTGATTTCATGGTCTATGACCGAGAGTATAGCAAAGGCAAGGACACTCTCAAGCGTGAGTCCACACGTGCCATTCACAATTACTTCTTTGTGAAAGGTCTGGACTGCGTCAAGGAAGGTGGCTTACTGGCATTTATCACCTCACAGGGCGTTTTGGACAGTCCCCGCAATGAAGCCATACGCCGTTACCTCATGCAGAATAGCCGCCTTATCTCCGCTCTCCGCCTGCCATCGGGTATGTTTTCAGACAATGCAGGAACGGACGTAGGCAGTGACCTCATCGTCCTGCAGAAGCAGACGGGTAAAGAAATCAGCGAGGGAATTGAACAGCAGTTCGTAGAAACCGTTTCCGTTGCTAAGGAAGAAGGCTCTTCTGTCGTCTTCAAGCATAACTCTCTTTTTGTAGGAGATTGGAAAGACATATCTCATCGCACCATTGCTACAGAGCGCATAATGGGTACAGACCCTTATGGAAGACCTGCATGGGAGTATCGGTTCACAGGAGGGATTGAGAAAATGGCAGAAAGTCTCCGAACACGGCTCTCCCTTGAAATGGAACAACGTATCGACCGTAAACTATATGAAACAGGTATACCAATGACAGAGGTAGAGGTAGAGCGAGAGGCAGAAGCAGAGAAACAGCTTCGCAAGTTGGGTATTACCATAAGTCGAGAAGAAGAAACAGAGAAAACAAAGACTGAAGACAAGGGAATAAACGATGCCTATAACCTCATGCCCGACAGTATCAGAAAGCAACTGCCTAAACTTTACAGCACGGAAAAGGAACTCATTGGCGATAAGGTTGCGTATGCACGCTATTTCTTCCCTATGGGAGCATACACAGCCTACCTTCTGGAGTATGATCCTAAGAGCCGTATTGGTTTCGGTGCCGTCACGATGGGTTACGGCTGGGAGCTTGGCAATATGTCCCTCGATGAGATGGAAGGCGTGAAGGTAAGAGGACTGGGGATTGAACGCGACCTGTACTTCTCTCCTAAGAAATTGCATGAGATAGCCGAACTGGAAGAAATCGTCAGGGGACAATATACCATAGAAGAAGTGATAGCAGAGGAAATCAAGGAAGAAGTGATAACAAAGGCAGAAACAGAGAATAAGGTTAAGGAGACTGTGGCCATTCCTTCTGAGAACGATACGCAGGTAATGGAAGATACCGTTCCTAGCGGAGAGACAATTCCATTACAGTCGTCATCATCAGAGTCCGCTCCACAACAATTAGTATCAGAACAGCCTTCCACAACTGTTGAACCTGCTCCTGAAGGCGTACCCGCCTTGACACTTCACCATCAATACGATCAGGAACCACAAGAAATCCGTACGGATATTGAAGCTCCAAGAGAGATGAACGGGCAGACAATATTCTTTGACGATGATCATCATCCAGTGGTGGACAATAACATGGAAGACATCGGACAACCAGAACAGCTGTCACTATTTGTTCCAGAGGAATACAGCCTTTGGACTAGAGAGATCAGCCGTGTGAACAATGAAATTAAGGATAATTCAGGAACTTCACAGGCACGCCGTCCTATAACACAAACTGCTCCCCAGAAACCATCGGAGTTCAAAATGCAAAAGGCAGCGACCATTCCTCAACGGCGTACCCGTGGTAGCAGGAAAGCAGCTTCTTCCTCTTCACGTGAGCCATCACTTTTCGACTTCATGAACGAAACCGAGGAGCGTAAGCCGCAGCCGATAGCAGAAGTCAGAAAAGAGTTTGACGCTTCACCGCGCCCTTTTCTCTCTTCGCCGGACTCTCATCTAAGAGACGGCTCCATTGTCGTGCAGAAAGGGCAGGTAGGCTTTCTTTCTGACCTGAAGCGACATCCCACCTTTAACCCGATGGACTTGCCGTATGCCCAGCTTTCCCGTCTCAAAGCCTATATCGAGATACGGGAGTGCTATCATCGCCTCTATGACTACGAGGCAGAGAACCATGCAGAAGACAGGGAAGACCGCAGCAGACTCAATCACCTTTATGATGATTATGTATCCCGCTGGGGCTACTTCAATCAGAAGGCTAACACTGACATTATCAAGATGGATGCTACAGGCGTGGAAATGCTCTTCTTGGAACGCTCCGAAAACGGCAGGTACATCAAGGCGGACATCTTCGACCATCCCACGGCATTTTCTACCACGGAACTAACCGTTGCCGCAGACCCGATGGAGGCATTGGGTGCATCGCTCAACAAGTACGGTACGGTGGAGCTTGACTACATGAGTTCGCTTTTACCTGATATGGAGGAAAGCGACATCATTTCTTCCTTGGAAGGTCGCATCTATTTCAATCCCGAAGAAAATACTTACGAGGTGGCCGATAAGTTCATTTCTGGCAATGTGATAGAGAAGACGGAACGTATCGAGTCATGGCTCTTGGAACATCCTGAACACGAAGAGGCAAAGCAGAGCCTTGCCGCCTTGCGTGCAGCCACGCCAACACCCATTCCTTTTGCCGATTTGGACTTCAATCTCGGTGAACGCTGGATACCTGCTAAAGTCTATGGTAGGTTTGCCTCGGAGTTTTTCGGAACGGATATTAGCGTATCCTACCATTCGAACATGGACGAGTACAGTATTGTCTGTGACCGAAAGAATGCCAATATCTGGCACAAGTATGCCGTACAGGGAGAGTTTCGCCGCTATGACGGCATCAACCTCCTGAAGCACGCCCTGCACAATACCATTCCCGATATCAACAAGAGCAAGGAAGTGACGGATAAGGTTACGGGAGAGGCCAAGACCATCAAAGTAAGGGACGGACATGCCATACAGATGGCAAATGCCAAGATAGAGGAAATCAGGCAGGGCTTTGTTGATTGGCTCGGACGTACACCTGACACGTTCAAGCAACAACTCTCTGACCGTTATAATCGTCTTTTCAACTGTTTTGTGCGACCCAACTTTGACGGTACGCACCAGACTTTTCCCGATCTTGACCTAAAACGATTGGGTATAACCGACCTCTACAAGAGTCAGAAAGATGCCGTATGGATGCTGAAAACCAACGGTGGCGGTATATGCGACCACGAGGTGGGAGCGGGAAAGACGCTCATCATGTGTACAGCTGCCTACGAGATGAAGCGATTGGGACTGGCAAACAAGCCGATGATTATCGGTCTGAAGGCAAACGTATTCGACATTGCTGATACCTTTAGGAAAGCTTATCCCAATGCTAAGGTACTCTATCCAGGCAAGAATGATTTCAACAAGCAGAACCGCCAGCGTATTTTCAACGACATCAAGAACAACGATTGGGACTGTATTATACTTACGCATGAACAGTTCGGCATGATACCGCAGGCATTGGAGATACAGGAAGCGATTATGCAAAAGGAACTGGACTCCGTGGAAGAGAATCTCGAAGTGTTGCGACAACAAGGAAGAGACATCTCCCGTGGTATGCTCAAAGGCTTGGAGAAGCGCAAGCAGACACTGGAAGCAAAGCTGCAGAACATACAGGACAGCATCGCCGAAAGAAAAGACGATGCCGTGGACTTCAAGATGATGGGTATCGACCACCTCTTTGTAGATGAATCACACCAGTTCAAGAACCTGATGTTCAATACCCGCCATGACCGTGTGTCGGGTTTGGGCAATCCTGATGGCTCACAGCGTGCTTTAAACATGCTCTTTGCCATTCGCACCATACAGGAGAGGTCTGGCAAGGATTTGGGAGCAACATTTCTTTCTGGAACGACCATTTCCAATAGCCTGACGGAACTGTATCTTCTGTTCAAGTATCTTCGTCCGCAGGCTTTGGAGAGGCAAGGTATCAACAGCTTTGACGCATGGGCAGCCGTCTTTGCCAAAAAGTCGACCGACTACGAGTTCTCCATCACAAACGACATCATACAGAAGGAACGGTTTAGGACATTCATTAAGGTGCCTGAGCTGGCTGCTTTCTATGCGGAAGTATAGGATTTGGAAGCAAGAAAAGGCGAAGAATGCGTATCTGATTGAAATAGAGGATATATTGCCTTTTTACTCATTGAGTTGCATCAAAGGAAATAGGCTAAGAAAGGAGTGAAAAAGCAAGAGTTCAGTTACCAAATCGTTCGAGAAACGATGAAAGGAAAAGAACGGCTAAAAGTGGTAACTAAAACGGTGTTTTCTCTTTCATTATCAATGTTTTGCATCACTCAAAGTTCCTCTAAGAAGTGTAATTTTGCAAGCAAAAAGACAATGGAAAAAGAAAAAATGAAGCTGCTTTTCTACCTCAAGAGAGGTACGCAGGACAAAAACGGGAAAAGTCCCATCATGGGACGCATCAGTATCGGTCGCTCAATGGTTCAGTTCAGTTGCAAATGTGCCTGTACACCCAATCTATGGGACAGTCGCAAACAAAGACTTGTGGGCAAGAGTGCTGAAGCCGTATCAGTAAACAACGAACTTGACCGACTGCAAGTAAGTGTCTGTAAAGTTTATGAGATGCTTTTAAAGAAGTCTAATGTTTCAGTAAGGGCAGAGCAGGTAAAGGAACTTGTTCTCGGGTTGAATAGCGGATCGCAGGGGCTGCTTCATCATACAGACGAGTATATCGACCGCTTCCGTGAGCGAGTGGGTATAGACCGCAGTGAAAGAAGACTGAAATGTCTGCTGCTCTTCCGTAAGCATCTGGCAAAATTTCTCAGACATCGCTACCGTGTGGACGATATTCCCGTGCAAAAAGCCGATACTGCCCTTATCAAAGACTTGGAGGAGTATTTTGCCAAAGAAAAGGGTTTTAAACTCAACACCTCAGCTGGTTATCTTACAATGCTGGCATCCCTACTCAAGGACCTGCACAAACGGCACATCATAGACATCTATCCTTTCATCGCTCACTCTATCCGTTGGGACGTGGGTACACCCCGATACATCACAAGGGAGGAAGTAAACAGAATAGCAGCATTAAGCGATAACGAACTGCAAGGCTACGAGCAGGTATCAAGGGATATGTTTCTCTTTTCGTGCTATACCGGTCTTTCCTATACGGATGTGTACCACCTCACGGCAGAGCATATCATCCACGAGTCTGGTATGAATTGGATACGAAAGCCGAGAGTGAAGACGGGCAACCTATGCCACATTCCGCTATTGCCCGAAGCATCCGCCATCATCGAGCGGTACAGGGGTATCCATACAAGGGCGTTCCGTCACGAACCGCCCAAAGGGTATCTGCTGCCCATACCGGGCTGCGATACGGTGAACATACACCTCAAAAAGATAGCACGGCTTTGCGGTATTCAGAAAACACTGACTTTTCACATGGCAAGGCATACCTTCGCATCGCAGATGACACTCTCTGAAGGCGTGTCTATCGAAAGCGTATCGAAAATGCTCGGACACAGCCAAATAAAGACCACACAGGTGTATGCAGAGACTTCTCCAGCGCGTGTCTTTCGGGATGTGGAGAAGATTCTCCCTCTCATCGCACAATATCGTTTAATCAACTAAAAGTCCAAGAACAATGAAAAGTACATTTTCAATTCTATTCTATATAGATAGAAGCAAGACAAGCGAAAGGAATGAATGCATTATCCGCTGCCGTATCACCTGCAATGGTGCGTCTGCTTCATTCTCAACAGGATTGCACACCTCTCCCGATGATTGGCAATCAAAGATAGGACGTATAAAAGTGGCAGCTAACAGAGCGAATGCCGTCAATCATCAACTGGACTCAATAGATAAACGACTTCACGCACTCTATGAACATACGTTAAGGGAAGAGAACTACATCACGGCAGAATACCTCAAAGAGCAGTATCTGCATCAAAACAAGCCCACCCCTACACTCATAGAGCTTTACCAAGCTGTCTGCGAAAGTAAGGAGGAATTGCAGGGCAAGACTATAGGAAAGGCTACCGTCAGGGCTTTTAGGGACAGCAAGAAGAGCTTTGTTCAATTTCTGAAAACAAGGAGGAATGAGGATTGTCTTCCCAAAGAAGCCGACAAGGACCTAATAGAAAGCTACCGTCTGTTCATGCTTAGTGACTTAGGAAACAAGGAGAGCACCGTCTCCAACCGTCTGCGCCACCTGCATCAGGTTATTAGAAAGGCACAGCAGGAGCGATATATCCGTGAAGACCCTTTTGAACTGATAGACATTGAAACGCCCACCTACGAGCGCAATGCCCTCACTTCTGACGATTTACACAAACTTCTCTCATATCGTCCTCACCGCTCGGTGGACAACCATTGTAGGCTCATCTTCCTCTTGGGCTGTTTTACGGGGTTAGCTTTTTCTGATTTAAAGAAACTCCGAATGGACGATGTTTACACACTTGACGATGGGCGCAGGTACATATCGCTCTGTCGCACAAAAACTCAGAACAGAAGCATTGTTCCTTTATTGCCCATTGCCGAAGAGATACTCACCATTGTCAACGATGGACGAAAGGAGGGTTTGCTCTTTCGTGAGTTCCCCACGAATAGCCATTTCAACCGCAAGATAAGGGACATCATCATCAAGGCTGGACTCCCATCTCATACCGAAGCCACCTCGCACACGGCACGACATACCTTTGCAACGACCATCTGTTTGGAGAACGGCTTGCCGATAGAAACCGTCAGTAAGATGCTCGGACACCGCTTCATTTCAACCACCGAACTCTATGCAAAGGTTAGCAAGAGTAAGATTGCACGGGAAATGCAGCCACTCATAGGTAGCAACACCACAAGGGAACTGCGAAAGGCCCTGCGTGTCTGTCCGCCAAGAAAGCCAAGCGGAGGACAAGCAACTTTTCCTTTGACAGCAAAGCAACCATCATTGAATATCAATGCTAAATGAAGATGAAGATAAAGATGAAACAGCACAACAAACAGGAACTTTCCTATTTTCGGTTGAAATTAAGAAGTTATATGAGTGAGCATCACCCCGAAAGATTGCACGACACGGAGTTTATCACCGCTCGGGCTGATATGGCTCTTACCACCTACTGCGATGCTGTAGTGCAGGGATTCACGCACCCCGAAGCGGAGAGCATAGCAAGTGAGGTATTGTATCAAGGTTTGCACTTTTCCAAGTACGACACGCTTGTTTCTGTCTTGGAGAACGAGTTTGAGAGGGAACTGCCTGCACCGCTCCCAGAGAAGCTTGCACCCATATTGTTGTCGAACAAGGCTGTTCAAGCCACATTCGACAAGTTCGGTTTGACGGACACATTTGCTTCTGACGAGCAATACGACCGTCTTTACACCGAACTCACAGGCACGATAGTGCTGCTTACCAAGAGCAATCATTTGCCAATAGTCGGTCAGACGTAGGGGTAAGTCCAAAGGCGTTGTAAGCAAAGGCACACGCAAAGTCCCTGATGCCGTTTCTTATCGTGCAAAGGTACAACGGCAGCTAATCTGCCCTGACAAGGTCAAGTCCTGCGGATGGAGAGAAGAATCTCCACCGCAGGATTTTTCTGTTTCAAGTTGGTATTGCCTTTTTCAATAGCCATGCGGTTGTATTCATCTCTCCCAACCTTGCAGGGCAGGGCTCCCGTAGAGAGTATAGGCACGACAAGAATACGGCATACTCAGGCTCTTTGGACGCAAGGCGTAACAACCAACAACAGATAGGACTGACGATAATACGGACTATCTGTTGTTGGTACAATTTATTGTCATGACTATCTGTTGTCATGACTATCTGTTGTCAAAACTATATATAGTCAAAATAATCTATCGATAAAACTATCTATCGATAGTTCTACATATCGATTTGTCGAACTATCGAACTGTCGAAAGAATAATTGCTATGTGATAAAAGAAAAGAGCCGGCACCTCATCTCATTACCGCAATAATGCAGACTGATTTCCTTTGCTTTTTCTCTTGTTTTCCTGACATTTCCCTGCTTTTCCTCATTTCTTGCAGCGGTGCTTCCGAGGATTTACTTTTGCACTCGATAAGTACGGCAATGGACTGCATAACAGTTTGTTTGCCGAGTAACAATAAAGTAATCAAAACAAAATTAAGGCAATGAAACTCATTATCATCGACCGCAAAGCGTGGGAGCGGCTCTGCTCCGAATTTGCAGACTTTATCCACAGTATTGAACAGCTTATCGGCAATCCGCCCGAAACGGACGAATGGCTCGACAATGAAGCCGTATGCCGCAGGCTCGGCATCAGCAAACGCACCCTGCAATCATACAGAGATACGGGGAAAATCCCTTTCTCAATGATTGGACATAAGTGCTATTACAAAGAAAGCGACATCACGGAATTACTGAACGCAAAAAGTGAATGAACTATGACAGAGAACGAAATCATTACACAGCAAGACCCTCAGATGCAGTTGTTTTCACAACTGATGGAAGGAATATTGAAGAAATTGGAGCGGTATTGCGCTACTGCCCGTCCGATGTTGGGTGGAGAGGTTTACCTGACAGGCGAGGAGGTGTGCAAACTTTTACGGTTGAGTCCTCGCACACTTCAGGACTATCGGGACAATGGCACGATTGCCTATTTCAAAATCGGAGGAAAGATACTCTACAGGCAGAGCGACATACAAGCTATGCTTGAAAGGCATTATAATCCAATACCGCAAACAGGTAAGTTATGAGTTAAGTTAAGAACTCAGTCGCGACTTAAGTCAAATGGTCAGTTATGACTTTGGTCAAGAAATTAGTTTCGACCTAAGTCAAAATTAACTTTAGTCAAAAATATGTCAGCTCATAAAGTCAGTAAGTCAAGAAATTAGTCTAAACTTATCTCTTGACTTACTTCTTGAACTTTGAACTCTCGTCTATCAAAAGCACCCCAGAAAGGTTACTTTATGGAACATAACAAACTATCTCTTTCTTTATACTGGCAAGGTGTGTCTTTGTACCACAAACTGCCATTTGTACCACAAAGACCCTTGCCCCGAAAGGGGGATTAAATCACTCCAAAGTCGTGATTAGATAGCAATGAAAAGACAGAAATGCAAGAAGCCTGATGGCAGACATACCACTTGTCCATAATGGGAAAGATGGCACTCCTGCGTGCTGCTGATAAAAGGGCATTCAACTATGTAGAGGAACTGTATGAACCCAGCCACCTACTGGAGATTGTTCTCAATAAGTTAAAGACTGAGTACAGACGTTACCTCGTGTGTGGCGGTATGCCCGAGGCTGTAGAGCAGGTATTGTAGGATATTCTCGACCTCTACAAACTTGACTTTGCCAAGTACACTACACCGAGGGATATTCTTCGCATCCATGCCATCTGCTACTCGCTTCCCTCGCAGCTTGCCAAAGAAAATCGAAAGTTCATTTTCAAGGTCGTGAAGCCAGGTGCACGGTCAAAGGACTATAAGGACGCACTGCTCTGGCTAGAAAATGCCGGTATGATTTACAGGGTATTCAACATCACCAAGCCCGGACTTCCTGTTTCTGCCTATGCGGATCCGTCGGCATTCAAAGTATATGCCTGTGGCTGTGGATTGCTTCGCAGATTGGCAGATTGGTTAAGTAAATTCTTGCCTATGGAGTTGGGTATTGTATTTTGACCCACTTTTGGGCTCAAAACCAGTAATGTAAAATAAAATTGGGTCTTCAGGAATTTGGAGTGATAGTGTTTAATATCTGATTATCAATAACATTTATAATTTATATACTTTTATATCCCCTTTGTTTACTGATATTAAAGAATACAAAGTACTAATTTAAAGGTTACGAAAGTTGTTGTTGTATCACATGGGTTATACACGATACAAAACGCTTATAATGAACTATTTACAAATTTTCTTTACTAACAAGTGGCATAAAGAACATCATCGCATCACTCCAAATTCCGGAAGAGCCATAAAATTCCGTGATGATTATCCTAATCGGAAATCGCCACGGAATTTTTGAGTCTCCCCACTTTTGACCCATCCGTTCAATTCACATACAAGGTCATTTTCTAACAAAGTAGATTTTACAATATTTTACTTATTTTACTTTTCCTGTAACTATTCAGCGATAATAAACGTTGAATATCAAGAGCTTATAAACTTAACATTGTGGCAAAAAGGCTCGAAATGACATTCTTTATTAGAATTTGTCTGTATGTCTTTATGTAACATACTGATAATCAATAATAGTTTATAAACCTTATCGCTGAATAGTTACCTTTTCCTTCCGTAAAAACACTAGAAAAAGCATTTTTTCTTTAATGATTATACTAAAGTGTAAAAATAATATGTTATCTTTGTGTCCAAGAAGTGACAAATCTAATCGAGGATATTTTCTCTAGTACATCTTACTCTCTTATATGGCAAAAAATATACTATCGCTCACATTTTCAGAAGTATTTGATTTCTTTATGAAATCGGAACAGTATCACGGTTTTGAACTGCCAGAATACTTCACATTTGACAAAGTTCTTGAATTCGTCCAAAAAACTGTTGGAGACACCCTATATGAGGAATGTCTTCAAAATAATTTTTTACCAGAAAATCTATCTGATGTTAACTTAGATATTTTACTTAATAAAGACGGACATTACGCTGTACGTCCTATTATACTTGCCAATCCTTTTCTCTATTATTTTTTGGTACGTGAAGTGTGTAATGAAAATAATTGGAATGTAGTGAAGAATCTATTTGATGAGTTTACTGTACCACACATAACATCTTGTGCCATACCTATAGTTAGAGCAGAAAAAGAACCATTCCATAATTCTACAACCATCATGAACTGGTGGTATAGTATGGAACAGCGTGCCATAGAGTTATCTTTGGAATATCGCTACATGTTTATGACTGACATCACGAACTGCTACGGGTCGGTAAATCCACAAGCTTTTGATTGGGCATTTCAGTTGAAAGACACACAACATGCAAGAACAGAGAAAAGTAATATAGCTAACAACATTCAGAGGTACCTTCGAGCTTTTCAGGAAGGCCGAAATATGGGCATACCACAAGGAAGCGCCATTTTTGACTTTGTTGGCGAAATCATACTCGGCTATTCAGATCTTTTGCTTCACGAAGCATTGCAGACTAAAGCCAAGGTCTACGAAAATGAGGGTAAGTCCTTTCCTTCTTACGAGATTATACGCTATCGTGATGACTATCGAGTGTTCTGCAATGACAAGAACGCCCTCGAGAACATTTCTTATACCCTACAGAATGTTCTTGAACGTCTCAACTTTCGAATGAATAGTAGTAAGACAAAGATTAGTGACAGCATTGTTACGGATGCTGTAAAAACAGACAAGCTCGCCTACATCTATAACACTCCTATCTTCAACAAAAAAGGATGTGACTTTGACAGTTTCGAAAAGTACCTACTGTATATTTTGATATTTTCACGTCAATATCCAGACTGTGGTTCTCTAAAGACTATGCTTTCTGATATTGATAATAGAATTGAGCAATGGCTTAATCCAAAGATGTCTGATATGAAAACTGAAAATATTAAGTGGGAGGACGTAAATCTTGATGAAGAACCAAAAGAGAATACGGAAGAGGAGAATGTCTTCTCAACCATAAAGACATATAAACGAATTAGACACATCCCTGGAGGTAGTGTGCGTGCAATGATAGCTGTCTGTACCCAGATTGCCCTTGAAAATGTAGGTTGTGCTCACTATGCCCTACGTATTATCAGTCGCCTGATAGATTCCCTTAAGGATGCAAATGAGAAAAGTTCTATTATAGACTTGGTATATCACAAATTATGTGACCAACCAAACTCTCAGTATAATCAGCTTTGGCTTCAAAATATGACTTACTCCCAAGATGCAAAGCATGGAAAATCTCCTTATACCCTGCGTCTTTGTAAGCTAGTTGCAGGTAAAGATGTTAAATCATTGTGGAACAACAATTGGATTAAATCAGAATATGCTTCAAATCTTCCGTATAATAGTATTGTGGATAAGGAAGTCTTGAGGAATGTAACCCCTGTTATTGTATTTAGAGAAACACGAATTTACAATGAGTAAAAAGTTATTATGAATAAAAAAAGCATAGAATCATCAAATCCATTTGTGGATATTGAACATGTTACAAATACCATTTCTGATATTGTAGCACTCAGGACTAAAGTTGTGTTTAGATCAAACAATGGACTTATTGTCTCTCTTCCTGATGATGACACAAGTCTTTTACAAGGAGCAAAGTCTGAAGAAATTATAAATATGTCACCTAATGATGTAATTGACATTTATTATGATGCAGAAGGAAATTCATATAAAGACAATGGTAAATATGAAGTTTACAAAAATATATTATCAAAAGCTTCAAATGGTCACGTTTTCAACGCCATAGTAACTGATATTACAAAGCAAGGGCTTCTTGTGTCTGTCGAAGGACTACAATGTTTTTTGCCAGAGGGTCAAATTGGTGTAGAAAATCATACTGATCTTAGGAGCTTTGTGAGTCAAACGATAGAAGTGAAACTGATAAGTATTAAACTTAAAGAAAAGGCAGGAAACCGTTTTCTTCCAATTGTATCACATAAGATATTGACAGAAGAGCGGAATCTTGAAAAGATAAATACACTAAGCATCGGTAGTATTGTAAATGGAATAGTAAAGAATATAGAAAATTACGGTGTTTTCGTTACTTTGCTCCCTTCCATTGATGGACTAATACATATTACTGATCTATCTTGGGAGAGAATTTCTAATCCTACTGAAATTGTTTCTGTAGGTCAAAGTATTACTGTTAAAATACTTGATATAAAGCAGAATAAAGGAAAAACCAATATTAGTTTAGGTTTGAAACAATTAACTAAAAAACCTTGGGAACGCTTTGATAGAAACATTAAGGAGGGAGATATTGTTACAGGTCCTGTCTGCAATATAATGGATTTTGGTATTTTTTTAAAACTTTCTTGTGGGATTCAAGGCTTTATCCACAAGTCAGAACTTGCTTGGGATACACACATTTCTTCTAAAGATTTCTCTATAGGGCAACCACTTACTGCAAAAATCATCAAAATAGATTGGGAACAAGAAAAACTACTTCTCAGTTTAAAACAGATGACAAGTGATCCCTGGAGTAGTATTGATGAAAAAATTGCAGTTGGTAATATTGTTGATGTAACTATTAAAAGTTTTACTAACTTTGGAGTATTCGTCAAGATAGTTGACGGAATAGAAGGCTTAATTCATGTGTCCGAATTGTCTTGGATAGAAAAAATTAAAAAGCCAAAGGATATTTATAACATTGATGATAGATTGAAGGCTGTTATTTTATCAATTGATAAGGATAAGAGGAAAATAGAATTAAGTTTCAAACAAGTTAGTCCAAATCCCTGGCTTATATATCAAACTGGTCAGCAAGTAAATGCAACTGTTGATAACATTGCAAAAAATGGTATCCAAGTGAAAATTGTAGGCACTAATTTACCAGCCTTTATACCATCCAATTTCTCGTCTCACGATTTGTCTATAGAGGAAAGCAGTAAACTTATCTGTGAGATTAAAGAGATTGATTTGAACAGAAAAAGAATAATCTTAGCAATTCTTTAATATGGGATTCAATACAGATTTATTAAAAGAGATATGGTTAAAACATATCGAAGTTCAAGAACGTGTTCTTCAACTCAATTCAGCACCATTAGCAATTGAACCTGATTCTATCAACGTTTCAGGACAGAGACTAAAACTTATTGTTAGTCAGACCGATGAACTTGACTCGAAAATAGATAAAGTAAAGGCTTTCTTCGGTGTATCTGATGACGCAATTGATTCTGACAACGATACAATTACCTGCGATGGTCATTTTGAGGCGCATACGTCGGAAATTACACAATTGGCAACAGAATGTCAAAAATACTATATTCAGTTATCAACCAATCCTGTTATAGATGGTGTCATTCGATCTCAGAAATCGTCATTTCTACTATGTGTAAAAGCATTAAAGGAAGCTAATATTCAATATTCCGTTGATAATAATAGACGATTGCAAGTTTCAGTTGATGCTCTTCGCATATTAGATAAAGAGCATTCTTTTCTTCATGACATTTTGCCAGAAAAAGCAAGTGGTATTTTCAGTGTATCTCCTACCCCAGCCTATTTTCTTAGAAAATGGTTATTTCTTAAATGCAAACACGAAATTAAATATCAAACGGTTAAACATGAGGGTAAAGAAGAAAGAAGACTGAGACGCTTTTTATCCATTAAAAATAATTATTTCTCAGAAGCAGCTCTTCATAAACTCAACACAATTTGGGGACTCCGATTGTTTTCTTTTGATGTACTTATCAAATTGTCAGATAAGACAGCAAATAGTTACAATTTTAATAACTCACTTTATGATTTTCCTAAGCTAAAAGAGGGATACTTTCATTATCATTTTAATGCTAATAATAGTAATGAAGAAAGTATCCCTTCTATCATTATGGCCAAATGGCAAGTGGATCTATTAGAAAACATTTGCAAAAAAGAGTTTGGAGAAAATAATTTTGAACTCAATATAGATTATAATTATATATATGATTCAAGATTGTTTCATGAATTTGTTGAAGATATTAATAGTTACGAGTTTTTTCAAGATCTCAAAAATATAATAGATGAGGAAAGTATATCAGTAAGTGAAACAAAACAATCAATTGGCGTAGACTTTAATTGGAGAGAGACAGATCCTGATCATCTTAAAATTGAACTTAGCAATAAGTACGATGACATGGAAGTTTCTATTTTCTCTGATCATAGATGCAATGTAGAGATAAGTGATAAAAATGCAGATTGGGATAAAATTGAAGCTTTCCTAAAGGAGAACTACTCTTCTTTAAAGACCTATATCAGTCCCAATGATGGATCTATGCACTTTGTTCAGGAATATCGTACACCTGAGCAATCATCACAATTTCGTTTTTCAATTTCTGCATCATTAAACCATTTGAGAGAAATGGGATGTGAGTGCGAAATACATCCAAATGAAATTGGTAAGAAGAAATATCTTCTACGTGTTGATCAAAATAAAATAGCGGAAAATAAAAAAAGTATAGTTAATAGTCTTCGTGGTGCAGAGTTTTCTGTTGGAGGTCATTCCATTGGAAAATTATTCAAGATATTTTTCCCTGAACTTTTATTCGACACTTCATCTACTGACTATAACTTTTCAGAAGATGGTGCCATGTCTTTTAACCAGATAACCCCAAATCTTGAAGGCGATTTAGAGAAAATTAAAAGATTAAAAGATGCTTTTGATAATATTACTTCTGGAAAAGGCGTAAGAAATCCGAACATCAGTAGTTTTATTTTTGATGCCCAGAAAGCTACACCTACAAAGGATATAGACTTTTATACAAATGAATCTAGTGACTACTATCAGGATATAAAACATAATTTATTGAATAAGCACATCAATCCATCGCAGTTAAATGCTATTATTAAATGCTTAAAAGCCAAGGATCTATCTCTTATTCAAGGACCTCCAGGTACAGGTAAATCAACAGCTATTGCGGAACTTATTTGGCAGCATATAAGATTAAATCCGAAGGAACGTATTCTTCTAACATCAGAAACTAACCTCGCTGTTGATAATGCCATTGACAGAATTGTTAATGGCAGGCATAATCTTGTCAAGCCAATACGCTTTGGTTCGGATGATAGGCTTGCAGTAGAAGGTCGACAATTTTCTCTAGCAGCTATGGAAGAATGGGTAGAAACTGGCAAATATGAATTCATTGAAGATCTTGAAGAATCTGCTGAGGATGATGAAGCGATAACCAAGACTGGAAAGATGATATTAGTTAATTGGCTAGAAAATATCAAAAAACGTATTGACTATAGTAATATGGATTCGCGATCTGTATTATTATGGGAAAATATGCTTGATAATCCTAGTAAATCTCTTAGGCAGCTAATATTTGACCAATACAGATCACATTGTAATGTGGTTGGTGCCACATGTAGTTCTATTGGAGAAAAAAACACCAAAAATAGGCCAACAAAATTTTACATGAATTATTGTACTATATTTGGTGAAGTTGGCAAAAAGACAATTTATAAAAAAGGAATGGATTTCAATGAAGACGATAATGAACTTGAAATAACCACCTATAATTGTAAAGATGGAATTAAATTCTCAACCGTCATTCAGGATGAATCTAGCAAAGCCACTCCTGCAGAATTGGCATTACCCCTTGTCTACGGTAAAAAAAATATCGTGATTGGTGACCATCGTCAGTTGCCTCCAATGCTCGACAAAGAAGAGTTCATAAATACTCTTGACTTCCTTGTTGACAACGCAACTGGCGAGTCAGAGATGAAGCAACTGAGAAAATTAAAAACATATGTCATAAAAAACTTTGATGAAATGGAAATATCACATTTCCAAAGAATTTATGAAAGTATTGATCCTAGTTTGAAAGGAAAATTCACGAGACAATATAGAATGCATCCTGATATTAATGAAGTCATTAAGCAATTCTATGAAGAGAAAGATGGTAATGATTCTGCTAACGGACTAATATGTGGACTCATAGATCCAATTGATTTAGGAGTAAATAATCCAGATATGTCAAATCCATTTTCAAGGTATCATGGCATTCAAATAGATGATTTTATTTGTGGAGAAGCCTTATCTACAAATAACCATGTAATTTGGATTGATGTAAACTCTCCTGAAATGATTGAAGGAACATCAAGAGTCAACGAAGGAGAGGTTAATGTCATATCACATATTTTGAAAAAATTCTCAGAATCAGACTCATTTAAACAATATTGTGACAAATGGGCTGATGAAGATGATAAAGAAATTGGTATCATCAGCTTTTACAGTAAACAGAGAAATAAAATCAGACGAATGTGTAAATCGTTTAACGACTTGCCGTTGAAAATCGATGTTGTGGATAGATTCCAAGGCATGGAAAGAAATATAATTATTGTTTCTATGGTCAGAAGTAACACCATTATTTCGGATTCTCAACAACAACCTGATTATTCTGAATATGAATTAGGATTCCCAGAACAACATGATCTGGGATTTGCGCAATCACCAAATAGATTGAACGTTGCGTTATCAAGATCAAAAAGGCTATTGATTATAATTGGTAACAGCGAATTGTTCAGGCAAAAGAGTATTTATGACAATGTTTACAACATTATTAAAGCAAATCCTAATGGTAAAATAATAAAATGTAATCCATATGAAGACATTTGCAAATAAAATATCTGAGTCACAAAAAATCTATAAGTCGCAAGCATCAGATTCAACGTTCAATACTTGGCCCTTAAAAAAAACAAAGTGCAGAATCTATTTGTACGAAGATGTGTCATGTTCTGACATTGATACTATTATATGCTCTACTTTATATCTACATGAAGGAGTTTTATCAGTTGATGATTTAGCTACGATTCTTGGTTTTAATGTAAAAGATGATTTTAGCTCCAATCCTATAAGATACAAGGATGAAGCAGAAGTCGCTATCTTTAACAATTTGCTAAATTCATTAAAGTCTGATGAACTTATTAACGTAGATGCGGATAATATTCAATTAACCACATTAGGAGAATTTGCTGTAAGAAATACAAAAAAGCGATTGTTCTATTCTGCAGAATGCAAATATTACGAGAATTTCAGTTTAAAACAGATAAAAGAAGAGCTGTTTCCTTTTAGAGATGCGCTTGCACTAACAACACAAGTAGAAAAGAAACAGCGCATTTCATTTTACAAGCAGTTATCTTCGTACGATATTATTCCTGAAGTAAAGGACGATGAAAGAATCTTGGTAGAAGCGCTTCTACAACAAGTGCCTAGCAATACAAATCTTTTTTCGGCTAATCTATTGTCCAATGACTTTGTAATTGAAAGCGAAAAGATAGGCATTGCTGTTTACAATGACCAAAGAGAAGACTTTGTCATTATATATTCTAACGATGGTTCAATAAGTGAAAATGCGTCAGAACTAATTAATGCAGAAGTTAATTCGAATGTCAAATCAATAAAAGTTGAATGGGGGTATTATTTACGATTACTTAACGACCCTAATGCAAAATTAGACTCGGAAGCACTTAAACCATTTGAAGATATCATTGAATGGGAAGTCGTCGTAAAGGATAATAGATTTTGTTGGGACGATTCTGCTCTTTTCAGAATGATAGCCAACAATATTGATGCAAATATCTGGCACTATGTCTCTTCTTTATGCCCAATTGATGATGTAAAGAGATATTTAAAAATCGATTCTGAGAACTGGGATTGGAGTATATTATCAGCACGTATCGATGGAGATTTTATAACTGAATATGCACATCAATATCCATGGAATTTTGACATCATTATCCATAATGACAATGTAAGCAAAGAGAACCTACAACAGCTATTAACAAATCCTCATCTTACATCAGTGCAGTGGCTTTGGAAGGAGATTATGCCATCTCTTTCCGACGAATTCGTAATCCAACATATCGACGATGTTGATTTCGACTTATCAATAATTACAGAGAAAAATCAAGCTATTGTTAAGAGGTTGATATTAGACTATCCTGACAAAAGTTGGGATTGGACCTATATATCAAAAGCATATGATCTAAACTATATATTAGATAATATTGAGCTCCTTGCAAAACGACTAGATTTAAAAGTTGTAACAACACGAGCTCTTAGTACAACTGAATTTTCAAAAGCATTTTGTAGATCAGACATTTTCAAAAATGAACTGAAAAATTCTATAGAATCTTCAAATACACCATTCAATGTTAATACCTCTAACCTTATATGGAATAATGAATGTATTAACTTTCTGGAAGCAGCAGGAGCACTAACCTGGTGTGTTCCTATTGTTGGCGGCTTTGAATGTAATCAATTTATTCTATGGGATAAATCTTTCTTTAATCTTTACTCAAATAGAATAAAGACATCATTGGCTTACACTGCTGTAACATCGCGAGTTAGCGATTTTACAATAGTTGACGAGTATCCAAATTTTCATTGGAATTGGGATATAATTTCATCAAAAGAAGAATGGATTGCTGATACTCTTTTTGTAAAGAGACATATTAAAAAACTCAATTTAGTAAAGTCTTTCGATCTATTCTCAAGCGAGACTTTCTGTGCCTTGTTTGATAATGAAGATATTCTAAATTTCCTCTTGTCACATCCAGAGACAAAGGCAAGGGCTACAGAACTGGCTACAATCCAACTTGTGAGAGAGAATTTTAGTTTTGATTGGGATTGGAACCTACTTACATCTAAAATAGTTGATTCTCTAAAAATTGACAAATTAGGCGACACTCGCTGGGCAGAAAAATGGAATTGGCAAATATTATCCTCAAAACTTCCAGTCGATAAAGTATCCGATTACATAGCACAATATCAAAACTATTGGGATTGGACTATCTTGTCCAGAAGACTGTCTAAATCAACTATCCTCGAACATCTTACGAACTTTGTCGACAAATGGGAATGGAATATATTAATTGATGAAATCTTTGATAAAGAAGACTTGTGCATCGAAGGATATCTTCCAACAATAGCCACAATCATCAATCAAAAAGATGAAGATATTCAACCCATGTTATGGGGTAAAATCACAAGACGCTTTACACTTGAAGAGCTTTATGATCAAATTAACAAATCAAACACATTGGAGGACTATTCAAGTCTATTCCAGTGGGACTTATTGTATGTTTATGACCATGAAGAATTTAACCTCGATGCATACGTTGAACAGTATAGTGATGATATTGATTGGGAGTTATTATCTAAGTCAAAATCAGCAGAGAGACTCTTCTATTATGACAAAGTCATATTAAGCTTTAAGCTATGGCTTGAGATGGTGAAATCTCTCCTTTACAATGATGATTATTGTTGGGATTTCATTACCCTGTCTCAAAATGAGTCTATAAATTGGCATCCTGCAATATTAAAAATACGTCGAAGCCAATGGGATTGGCAATACCTGTCTCAGTTTAGTCGGTGCTTTGCAAGTCATCCTAAAGACGAAAACAACATAATAAAAAATATCCAGCAGTTTAAGGATAATATTGATTTCAACTTATTGTCCAAAAGAGAAGACGTTAAGTTTTCCGACTTACTGCTAAATACTTTTCTTGAAGAAGACTGGAATTGGAAGTCAATATCGGCATCCAAGAAGTTAAACATATCAAATAGTTTCCTTATAGATAATCAAGATAAAGACTGGGATTGGGATATACTTTCTCAAGGAGGTATCATTGCTATTGATAAAGAATTATTAGAACATACAAAGAATAGGCCTTGGAATTGGACACTTTTGTCCTCTAATAATTCACTAAGAATGACAATTGCAGAGCTGTTATCCCTAGGAATATCAGGATGGGACTGGGAAACTTTATCAGGTCGAATGGACATTCCATTTGACAATGATAGCATTCTATCAACAGTTGACAAATCATATATTTCATGGGATTGGAACTTATTATCATCAAGATCTGATCTGCAGTATACAGAAGACTTTGTCCTGAAAATTTATAACAAGTCATTAGATTGGCATGCTGTATCAAGAATGAATAGCTTCTGCCCAACAATTAATGTATTATCAAAATTATCATCTTTTGACTTGGATTGGGATGCAATTTCGCAGAACCATTCCTTGTCAAAAGATGTCTTATGGCCATATAGAGAAAAGCTTAATTGGCAATATATTAGTCAGAATGAAACTTTCCAGAATCTAGGTTTGGATTTCTTTGTAAAATATAAATCATTCTTAGATTGGACTATCATATCTGCATCAAAAGCCTTTACGCCATCAATAGATAATTTGAAAGAATTCAAAGACTGTCTTGATTGGAGTGTCATCAATGAAAGAAAAGATTTAAAATACACCAACTTGCTTCTTAATGAATTCTCTGATTATATTAATTGGACAGAAGCATCAAAAACAAATACTATTGATTTCTCTGTAGAATTTGTTAGAAAGTATATTGATAGATGGGATTGGACTCTTCTGTTTAATAATCCTTTAATTAAAGAGAAAGCTGAAATATACGAATCTACATTTAAAGATAAACTCAATGGTAAAAAATTTATTGAGCGTTTTTCTGATAGTAATCCTAAGATATATCACTTTGCTCATTTATTCAATGCATTAAGTATTATTAAAACAAGAAAAATACTAAGCAGAATTGGCGGTAAAGGATTATTTGAAAACTCAGCAGGAAGTAATGTACATAGAAGGGATACTGCACATTATTACGCTAGATTTTACTATCGTCCACAGACTCCAACACAATATTATAACGAATCTTTAGGAGAAGATTCCCATTCATCAAAAGAGATATGGGTATTTGGAGGATATGATAGCAGAGGAAAGAAGATTTGGAGTTCAGATTTTAAATGTCCAACTAAAAAATATTGGGGTGCTCAAAGATTGGGCTCGCCAAAATGTCCAATGCCAGTCTTTTTCGAATTTGATCTTAGAGAAGTTTTAAACAAATGCTTAGATAAATGCTATTATAGTACTGGAAACATGCAAAAAAACAATAGTCTGGTAATCTCAGTTGCAGATAATCCGAACAAGCTCAATATTGAAAATTTATATGCAACGATTGAAGACGGATTTGATACATATAAAGCATATTCTCAGCAAGAGTTTCTTGTATGGAATGAATTGGATTTTTCACAACTTGAAAACTACAGAATTATCTGTTATAACAAGGAACAGGCTGAACTATTAAAGATGCAGCTGGGTGATGATCCAATTTGTAATCACATTACAACAGATTCGGATACAGACTCTGGAATTGATGTATTCCATCGTGAAAACAGAACTGTTTCGGTAAAAGAAACGGAAGAGACTATTTGTTTCTCAACAAATTATAGAGATCCTAGTTCAATTATCATTGAATGCGAAGATATTGACAAACTTGAAATTACAGACAAGTCGAACATCACGAATATATCAACAGGCAAAATTCAAGCTTATCCTTCAATAAGCCTTATAAAGCCTTCGATTCCTATTACTGTGCGCTTTATGGATCTTCAGAAATACGACTGCAATTCATGGGTAATATATTCAAATAGCAAGGAGATAAGATCAAGTAATACTGGCTACTCTATCATAACGTCATCTTTAATCAACAATTTTAGACTTGAGGTGTCAAAGCTAAACATTTCAATCTCGAAATCATTGTTTAAGGACTACATGTTATATTCATATCATGGCATAGCACATACAATAAGAGTAATGCTAAATGCATTTTTAATTGCCAATATTGATAATTCTGTTAACGAAACAATGGTTTCTAATATTTTGTATGCAGCACTTATACATGATTTAGGAAAGAAAAGTGATACAGAAGGTGAAATTCACGGTGAAAACTCTGCAATACTGTATCAGGAAAAAATCAATAAGTTGTTAGATAATCGAAATGCCTCAAATGTACTAGAAGCTGTAAAATTTCATTCAATTGATGACTCTAAATGTCCTACTCATGTTCATTCAAATAAAATATGGGAAATTCTTAAAGATGCAGATGCTTTAGATCGTAGCAGATTACCTGGAAAAGGATGTAATCCTTCCTTCTTAAGAAATCAAATTTTCACATCAGAGAAAGGGAAGGAGTTGTTATCTCTTGCATCACTGCTACCATCATTAACTGAAGGATGTTTATGGAATACTCCTCTAGATGAATTATGCAGCGTTCTTGAATCGTTGATAATACAGTCAGATAATATCAATTGATTCTGATTAATAGTTATTTTAGAGAAGTCGTAACAAACAACAAATAGATAAAGAATATGTCATACATAGAAAAAAAAGGAAATATATTCAACTCAAAAGTAATGGCAATTGTTAATACTGTCAACTGTGTAGGTGCTATGGGTAAAGGAATCGCACTTGACTTCAAGCTAAGATTTCCTGAAATGTTTAAAGAGTATCAGAGAATTTGTTTTCAACACCTTCTTAAACCTGGTCAGATTCTTCCTTACAAGAAATCGACTCCTATTATATTGAATTTTGCAATAAAAGAGGATTGGAAAGATCCATCAAAAGTTGAATGGGTAGAAGAAACACTGCAGAAATTCGTTAATAACTATAAAAAACTTGGGATTACATCAATTGCATTCCCATGGATGGGTGCGATGAATGGAGGAATTCCACTTGAGACAATTAAATATCTTACACGGAAATATTTATCTTCCCTTGAAGATATTGATGTTGAGGTATATGATTTTGATCCGGACGTCCCTTGTCATTTATTCAATACACTTAAATATATCGTTGACACCAATGCATTAACTCTAATTGAATTAGAAGAGTATTCATTGATTAAATCTAGATATTGGGAAAAGATAATAGATGCCGTCAAAGATAAAAATACTAAAAGTATGAATAATCTTTGTCACTATATAGTTAATGGAAAGAGGATTATTGGCAAAACCAATATAGAACGACTCTTTATCTTTTTAGCAAAATACGATAAAGGATTATTTCCTCAGGTGAACAATTTGTTTTAAAACTATCAATAATTGATTCTGCATATGATATTTGGTCAAAAAATAAAAGAACTGAGAGAGGAAAAAGGATTTGTTCAACGTCAATTGGCTACTGTCATTGAAGTTGATACGCCTATGTATAGTAAAATAGAGCGTGGCAAAAGAAAAGCAAAGCGAGAACATGTCAAGCTGATTGCCAAAAAACTCAATGTAAACGAAAAAGAATTACTTACTATCTGGCTTGCAGATAAAGTACTTGACATCGTCAACAATGAAAAAGAAATCAAGAACGAAGTTATCAAATATGTTCAAAATGAAATAAAAAAGAATGTAGGTTGACGATGTTTCAAGAACAACATAAACGACACTTTGTTTAGCTCTAATGGAGAGTAATAATCGGCTATGTTTGTTATATGTATTCAATATACATTTAAGCTGTGAAATAAGCCATCAACTGCATTTAGTAAATGCATTGAAAATCATTTATATTTTCAAAATACAAACCGTCTTATAAATATATATGGCAAATATTAGACAATTACACAAGGTTTTGGGATACTATGTGCCAGCATTTTTCGAAATGCACGTAAAAATAGATTCTGATGAGTTAACATTTAATAAGTTAAGTCCTACTGACGCAACAATATTCTTTCATGAATATATTTATTTTTTTACAAGATATTAGCACATATTATGGATTAAACTGCATTTATGTTTATAGCGAATTATTGTGTCCAATTGTATTAAATAAGGGGGAAATACACCTAAAAAAGAGCACTTTCTCGACCGAAATGACCTCCTACGACATTATTTTCTTATAAATGTTCACTCATTCGAAGCTGTAGAGATGAAGACTGAGAAGATAGTAGGTTTTGCAAAAGTCTCAGCCGTATGTACAGAGCTTTCTGCAGCATATACAAGAGCAGTAAGTGAACACCTTTCCAATGCAGCACTTGTAGTAGACCACTTTCATGTAACCAAGCTGATGAACGAAAAACAGGACTTGTTAAGGAGACAGTTATGGCATGTGGAAAAGGACGTCAACAAGCGTAAAGTAATCAAAGGAACACGTTGGTTGTTACTCAGAAATGGAAATGATATTTTTGATTATGCACACAAAAATAGACTGGAGAATGCCTTGAGCCTAAACCGTCCGCTGATGATTGCCTATTACCTCAAAGAAGATCTTAAGGAAATATGGAATCAGTGTAGTAAGCAAAAGGCTAAAGCTGTGTTGAATGAATGGATAAAGCAAGCTATAGAATCCAAAATACAGCCATTAATGAAAATGGCGTCAACTATTAGAGCATACAAGACATACATATTAGCATGGTATGACCATTATATAACAAACGGAACAATAGAAGGAATTAACAACAAAATAAAGGTTTTGAAAAGACAGATATATGGGTTCAGAAATGAAGAATACTTCAAATTAAGACTATATGCACTGCTTGATAGGCGTCTACGCATTTAACGGAAGAACCTGAATATATGTATAGTGTGGTTAATAGAATATACCAAAGTGGTAAAAAGAATGTAAAAGTACCAATTGAAATCGAAGATGATAAGAAATTCAAAGTTTATAGTCCAATTTTTTCCCGTCCACTTCGTTTTCTACGAGAAAATTGCTATCTTTGCAACATTAACAGAAGGTTCTTTGAGACATTGCAGAATAAAGAGAGGGAAAGAAACTCGCTCGTTTCTTATTCGTTCACCTTTTGATACATATCCTTCTCAGATTTCTAATAATCAGGATTTTACTATTTGTGAGATGATTTTATGCGGAGATTTGCGATTTTCGTACTGCCAAGGACATCGGTATTGACCGTCCAGAGAAGAACGAGATACTGCATAACATACCGCCTACACCCGAGCAGGAAGTTTTTATCGGCAAGCTGATGGAGTTTGCCAAGAGTGGCGATGCCACGCTTTTGGGACGAGCACCTCTGAGTGAGAGCGAGGAAAAGGCAAAGATGCTTATTGCAACCGACTACGCCCGCAAAAGATTTTATAAATTTATATCTTTCAGATAATCAGTAAAATAAGAAAGAATAAAGGATAAAAGGGTTACGATTTGGAAACGAGCGAGTTTCTTTCCCTTTCTTTATTCTGCAATGCTTCAAAGAACACATTATTCTATGTTGCAAAGATAATGATTTCTTGATGAAAAGCAATAGGAATTAGGGTAAAAGTGCTTGTTGTTCCATTTTTTTGCTATCCAAATAACGATAAAAGGCTAAATACATAAAGTTAATCTATAAATATAGCGTAAAAGAAGTGGTTTGATGAAATATAATCGTTATCTTTGCATTTGATAATTGTAAATCAAAGGCTTGGAAGATGAAACTGAACAGAATAAAACTTGTGCTTGTGGAAAAAGAAATTTCTCAAACGCAATTGGCAAAGGAACTTGGCAAGAGTTTCAGTACAATCAATGCGTATTGCAGCAATCGCAAACAACCCTCCTTAGACTTGCTGAATAAAATTGCGGAATATCTGTCCGTAAGTATCAAGGACTTAATTGTCGATAAATAAGAAAGTAGATATGGAAGATAAAATATCAAAGTCAGCTTTCTGCGAGGATAGCAGGGTAAAGTTCCCAACTCTCATGCATCTTATGGGTATGGGGTTCAACTATGTTTCCCTTAAAGGTTTGAAAACGAAGTATGTCAGCACTCCTAAAACGGAGTTTGATCCTCTCACGAATATTCTGACAGGCTATTTTACTGAAGCCTACGGTAAGCTCAATCCCGATTCAGAAAGTGGAGAGGCAGAGAAGATGCTTGCAAAAATACAGTCTTCCCTGATGAATGATGATTTAGGAAGGCAATTCTATAATGAGATTCTGCTCAATACAGGAGAAAGAATTATAGACTTGTCTTCACCTGCAAATTTCTATAAGAACAACACCTTCCAAGTTGCCACGGAAATGACTTGTGGCGACAAGGATAGTGATAACTATCGTCCTGACATCACCCTATTTGTAAATGGGTTGCCTTTAGCTTTTATTGAAGTAAAGAAAGAAAACAATCACAAAGGAATACAAGCGGAAACTGAACGTATGAAACAACGCTTCATAAATCCCAAATACAGACGCTTCCTTAACCTCACTCAAATTATGGTATTTAGTAACGATATGGAATACGACAGCAATGAGGTTACTCCTACTATCGGTGCTTTCTATGCCACAATCGGAAAGAAAAACACCAAATATAATTGTTTTCGCGAAGATGGGCAAGACAGCTTCCCTATCGAACGGCATATTCGTCAAGTAACTTCACAAGAGGAGGAAATATTGTTGCGTGATAACAATGTTGCTCCATATAAGAACAGTAGTGAGTATAAGACAAATTGTCTTGCCAACACACCTACCAAGCGTATGTGCGACAGTCTTTTTTCTTTCAATCGGTTACACTTTCTATTGAAATACGGTATTGCCTATGTGGATTACACAAATGGACTTCAGAAGCATATCATGCGCTATCCGCAACTGTTTGCGACCAAAGCTATTGAGAGACATTTAGAGGCAGGAAAGACAAAGGGTATTGTTTGGCACACACAAGGGAGTGGAAAGACAGCCTTGTCGTTTTACAATGTGAAATTTCTGACAGACTTTTATTCCTCGAAAGGGATTGTCCCCCAATTCTTTTTTATTGTTGACCGCTTGGACTTGATGATACAAGCCCAAAGAGAGTTTTCGTATAGAGGGTTAAAAGTTAATTCTGTACAAACGAAAGAGGATTTTGCGAAGATTCTCAGTAGCGGGTTGACCACACAGAACAGAGAAGGTAAGCCAGAGATAACCGTTGTGAACATACAAAAGTTTTCCAACGACTCAAAGGCTTTGCCAAAAAATGCCTATAATGTACCTGTGCAGCGCATATACTTTATCGATGAAGCGCACCGTAATTATAGTCCTGATGGCTGTTTTCTGAAAAATCTTATATCCAGCGATGGCAAAGCAGTGAAAATAGCTTTGACGGGTACCCCTATAATTAGCAAGGAATACAATACAAAGGACATTTTCGGAGATTACATACACACTTATTTCTACAATGCTTCCATTGCAGATGGCTATACGCGCCGTCTAATACGGGAAGATATTGGCTCTAATTACAAAATCAGGTTGCAGGAAGCCTTAAACAGCATTCGTGTAAAGGCACATAGTGTAAAAGAAAGCGATGTATATGCACACGGATCGTATGTTCAGCCACTTCTTGATTATGTGATAAACGACTTGCAGCAGTTTCGTGTCAGAAACGAAGACAACACTTTGGGTGGTATGGTGGTATGCAACAGTAAAGAGCAGGCACAAATGATGTATAGGCTCTTCCTTGAAAAGTATGCCGATGAAAACGAACTTGACAATGGGACAGATGAGGATGGAGCAACGGTATATCGCAGTATCAGTGCAGGAGAAATGGAAGTCAAGAAGAAACCTTGCAAAAAAGGCTGCTACCGTGCGGCGCTGATTACATATGACAGCTTTGACAAAGAAACAAGGGCGAAGTGGATAGAACTTTTCAAAGATGGTAAGATAGACTTGCTCATCGTGTTCCAAATGCTCCAAACAGGTTTTGATGCACCTCGTCTAAAGAAACTTTACCTGCATCGTATGGTTAAGGAACATAATCTGCTCCAGACACTGACTCGTGTCAATCGCCCTTACAAGGAAATAAAATATGGTTATGTGGTGGATTTTGCTAATATAGAAGAAGAATACAGCAAAACCAATCGAGAATATCAAGAAGAACTTGAGCATGAGGTTGGAAAAGACAACCTCAAGCATACCGACCGTCTTCTTGTAACGATGGAGGAAGCCAAATCAAGAGTTGATGAAGCAAAGAAAGTGCTTGACTCCTATGAGTTGGGGAACCCCGAAATATTCTCTCGACAACTTAACATGGAGGACGATCGAGAAGTTGTCCGCAGCATTGTGCGCTCATTGGAAGATATGCGAAGCTTGCAGAACATGCTTACAGCACAGGGCTCTGAGGCTGAAACAATCGTTGAAATCAGTGATATTCACAACTTGATAAAAGCTGCTCGAAATCGTTTGGACTTGTTGGGCTTTATTGATAATGCCGATGAGAAATCCAATGCACGCCAACTTCTTAACATGGCTTTGGAGAATATAGAGTTCTCGTTTGATAAACGGGGAGAGGGAGAGTTGGAGATACAAGAGCAATACAAGCAGTCTGTAGAACACGCCCGCCAACAGTTGAAAGCATGTGTAGATACAGAAGACCCAGAATACCGCTCTATCTTGGAAGAATTTCTCCGCCTTTTCCGCAAGAAAGAAATGGAGTCGCAGGAAGAGTTCAATATGCATGATAAGGTTCAAAATGTAAACGATATTTTGAAGCGTATTAAGCGATTGAATGAGCGTGATGCTTTGGAAGCCATAAAATACAATGGAGATACAAAGTTCGTGCGAATAGAGAAACGCTTGAAGGAAAAAGACAAGGAAGAGGTAAAGAATAAGAAAACGCCACGCAATTATGCTTGGACAGAAGAAAAAGAAAAAATGACAGTTATTCTCCTTGCCATCAAAGAGGATGTAGATGATGTGTATTTCCATAATCAGGCAATACTTGAAGTACCCGCTTACTTCAAGAAAAATATACTAACATACGTTACACGCCATTTTAAGGAAGAACAAATCAATACAGACCGTGAAGTTAGGAAATATGTAAGTGAGGTTATCAACAGAGAATACCAAATAGCAAGATAAAGAAATGAATAATATAGAAGAAATCAAACATCAGACTTACGCTCTCATTGACCGATTGAAGAGCACCACTACCAATAACGGATTGGCAGGAAGCGGTAATGAGTACGTAGTGATTGTGGAGACTTTCCTATATAAGTTCCTCAATGACAAGTTTATTTATGAAGCAAAGAAAGAAAAGCCCGACTTGGCAGCGACTGATGATTTCTTTGCGACGTTGGATACAATGACCGAAGATGAGTACGAAGAGATGTGCGACAGCATGTTAGATACTATTATTCTGAAGAAAGAGCATTTGATACCGTTCCTTGCCAAAAGGCAGAATGAGGATAAGTTTGCAGAGTTGTTTGATTCCACTTTGGAAAGTATCGCTAATGAGAATGAAGAAATATTCTACATTCTCAATGAGGACGAGACGAGAATATCCATCATGAAGCCCATTTCAGATGTGGTATCAGGTGGAACAAATAAGAAAAATGCTTTTTGCCGCTCGCTAATAGGTGATGTGGCAAGTTTCTCCTTTGAAAATGCTTTTGAAGCGGGCTATGATTTCTTCTCCACCATATTCGAGTACCTTATCAAAGATTACAATGCCAATGGTGGAGGGAACTATGCCGAATACTATACTCCTCACTCCATTGCCGCGATTATGGCAAAATTGCTTGTCGCTCCATCAGAGGATGTAAAGAGTGTAACCTGTTATGACCCCTCCGCTGGTACTGGTACGCTAGTTATTGCCTTGGCTCATGCCATTGGCGAGCAGAATTGTACGGTTTACACACAAGACATCAGCGACAAGTCTTCCACTATGATGATGCTTAACCTGATACTTAATAGCATGAGCCATTCGCTCACACATGTTATCCAGGGCAATACATTGAAACATCCGTTCCACAAGAACGATGATGGATCGTTGCGTAAATTTGACTATATAGTCAGCAATCCACCTTTCAAACTGGATTTCTCCGACTATCACAGCGATTTGAAGAATGACACCTACAAGGGGCGATTCTTTGCAGGTGTTCCCAATATACCCAACAAGAACAAAGCAGGGATGGAGATTTATCTTTGCTTCTTCCAACATCTGCTTTACAGTCTGAAAGATGATGGCAAGGCAGCTATCGTGGTCCCTACGGGTTTCATTACAGCCAAGAGCGGTATTGCTCATAAAATACGCAAGCATTTAGTAGATGGAGAAAAGTCCATTCTACGTGGCGTTGTTAGTATGCCAAGCAATATCTTTGCTAATACTGGAACAAATGTCAGTGTTGTTTTCATTGACAAGTCAGGAGTGGATAAACCAGTATTGATAGATGCAAGCAAACTTGGAGAAACCATCAAGGACAATGGCATACAGAAAACAAAGTTGCGTACTGAGGAGATAGAGCAAATTGTAGAAACCTTCCGCAACAAGGAAGTTGTTGATGATTTTTCTGTTACACCCTCGTTTGATGAGATAAAAGAAAAAAGCTATAGTTTCTCCGCTGGTCAGTATTTCGACATCAAGATAGAATATGTGGATATTACAGGAGAGGAGTTCAACGCTCGTATGGCTTCTTTCCGTCAGACGCTTACCGAACAGTTTGCTGAAAGTCATAGACTTGAGAAGGAAATCATGCGTCAGCTTGACAACTTGAAATTTAATAAGCAAGTTTAGGTTATGGAGCAACAACATAGTATATCACAAGCATACGAAATTGCGGCTGAAACCATAAAAAACGCAATTTTACAAGGGCAGTACGAAGCTGCTAAAGGTGTTAATCGCATTCAGTTGGCGACTTATTTCAGTGTAGGTAAATATGTTTCGGCTAATACTCGGCATGGAGTTTGGGGTACAGGGGCTTTGGAAACTATCAGTTCCCGCTTACGCCAACTATTGCCAGGCTTGAGAGGATATTCTGCCGATAGCCTTAAATTGATGCGTATTTTCTATGAAGAATGGAAAGAATTAGATGCAAAGTCCTTAGAGCCTGAAGGCGGAAAGGATAAACCGTTAATCACAATTCACGAATTAAATAATTCTGAAGGGCAACAGTTATCAATTCGTGAATTGCAATTCACAAATTCAGCAGACTTCCCCATCGATGATTTCTTCAAAGTTCCTTTTACCCATCATTCCCGTATTATTGCCAAAGTAAAGTCGCTCGATGAACGTCTTTACTATATCCATCGTTGTGCCGAAGAACACATGTCGGTGGAAACTCTAAAAAAGGCAATGGCTAATGATGACTTTCATCATCAGTCCGACCTCCCGAACAACTTTATAGCCACTATCAATAAAGAAGATTTGGCACGTAAGGCGGTTATGGCTTTCAAAGATGAGTACTTATTAAACTTTATCAATGTTGAAGAAATAGGAGAACGTGATGCCGCGGATATAGACGAGCGTGTGGTGGAACAGCAAATCATCCACAATATCAAGAAGTTTATTATGACTTTCGGGCACGACTTTGCATTTGTAGGTAATCAATATCGTATGGAGATATATGGCGTGGAGCATTTCCCCGACCTTGTATTCTTCAACCGAGAACTCAATGCTTTGGTTGTTATTGAACTGAAAACAGGCGAGTTCAAAACGTCCTATCTTGGACAACTCAATGCCTATCTTGCCATTGCTGATGATAAGATACGCAAACCACACGAAAACCCCACTATTGGCATTGTGCTTTGCAGAAGCGCAAATAAGAACTATGCCGAGTACATGGTGCGCCAGTACGACAAGCCTATGGGAGTGGCAACCTATAAGACATCGGCAGAAATGCCTGAAAAGTTGCGGAAGGCTTTGCCAAGTATTGATGAATTAAAGAAATTGTTATGAATCAAAGTATCTCTCCAAAATATCAAATGAGCATTGTTCAAAAGATAACTGATAGCCTATTTGAGCAATTCACAAGTTATGAGAATGTGGAAGCATATCTGAATAAATGGCATCAAGTGGAACATGATGATTTTAATTATTTCTGGGAGAACTTCCAGTTTTATTACAGGGATGAGGCAAAAAAGAAAATAGATGCAGCTAAAACTCTCCATAATGTTGATGGCGAAACATTACTGAAGATTGCTATTGATTTGGGGATAGAAACTCCTGATTATATCCCAAGCATACCAACTTTCAAAAATGAATTAAAGTCCAGTTATGAAATAGCAAGCCTGACCTTTGAAAAGGCATTTAGAAATGTAGAGACAGATCCAAGCCTTGCTATCGGATTAGCAAATTCAGCCCTTGAAAGCATTATTAAGGAGATTCTGAAGGATTCAAGAATAAATGTAACATGGAGTGAAAAAGATACTCTGACAAAACTCGTTGGAAATATATGCAAAGTTTTTGGCTTTCAGAGTAATGGCAAATTCCCGACAGAGATAAAAACTTTAGCCAGTTCTCTAATAAGTGCGGGGCAAGCTATAGAAAATTTGCGTAGTGATAAAACTGAATTTCATGGGAAAACAGATGGAGATTTAATGATTACAGATGCGGTATATGCTTACTTTGTTGTCAATGCAACAACAACTGTTGGCCTATTTCTCTTAAATTTCTACAAATCTAATTATCCACCTATTGTTAAGTCTGAGGTAACTTTAGATGACGAGATACCCTTTTAAGCAAAACTAAAATGAAAAAATATAAACTTGGAGAATTGATAGAGATTTCGAGAGGAGCAAGCCTTAGTGGGGAATATTATGCCACAAAGGGCGAATATATTCGCTTGACTTGTGGCAATTTTGACTATCGTAATAATTGTTTCAAAGAAAACACATCCAAAGACAATCTATATTATGTTGGAGAGTTCAAACCGGAGTTTTTGCTAGAGGAGGGCGATATAATTACCCCACTTACCGAGCAGGCAATTGGATTGTTAGGCTCTACTGCACTCATTCCTGAAAGTGGAAAGTATATTCAAAGTCAAGATGTTGCCAAAGTTACTTGTAATGAAGAACTATTAGACAAAAAATATGCGTTTTATCTTCTTTCTTCCGATATAGTTAAGCAACAATTGAGCGCAGGCGCACAACAGACAAAAATCAGACACACCTCACCTGATAAAATCAAAGACTGTACGGTATGGATACCCAATCTTGATGTTCAAAAGAGAGTGGGGCAATTGCTATCTGATATTGATGCGAAGATTGCGCTTAATCGTGCGGTAAATCATAATTTAGAGGCGATGGCAAAGCAACTCTACGATTATTGGTTTGTGCAGTTTGATTTCCCAAACGAGGAGGGCAAGCCGTACAAGTCGAGCGGTGGTAAGATGGTCTGGAATGAGAAGTTGAAAAGAGAAATACCCCAAGGATGGGAAGTGTGTCCTATTAATAATAGGCTTGAAATCAAGTCAGGATTTCCATTCAAATCTGATACATATAAAACTTTTGGTCGCTATAAAGTTATTACTATTAAAAATGTCCAAGATGGTGAACTTGTAACATCTGGTTGTGATTATGTCGATGAGATTCCAAGCCGAGCAAACGATTACATATCTCTCAAATTTGGAGATAGATTAATTTCGCTAACAGGAAATTGTGGGAGATTATGTGTCGTATGCGAAGAAAACCTATTATTAAATCAGCGTGTGGGATTATTATATTGTGATGCAATATATTTGGAATACTTTTATAATTTCCTAAATAGCAATTCGATGAGAATGATGGTCGCTAATCTCGCAAATGGTGCAGCACAAGCAAATCTAAGTCCAGTTGAACTATGTAAAACTGACTGTTATATTCCAGACTACAATATATTGTGTAAATATAATAGAAAAGCAAATACGATTCGTAAAGCCATAATACAGAACAAGCACGAAATATTTCTGCTTATTAAGCAGCGGGACGAACTTCTGCCCCTTTTAATGAATGGTCAAGTATCGGTAAATTATGATTTACCGCACGATTAACAGCTATTTTTCTGTCTATTGTTGAAAATATATTGCCAATATACTCTTGTTCTTCTACAGAAGGCAAGAGTATAGGCATATCATATAAAGTTTGTGCAGATAACGTATATCGCATTCCACTACCAGTAGCATTTAGTTCTAAATACTTTTTGATATAATCTGAATGCATAAACGCATTGAGATATTTTCCCAATAAAATATCTTCATTGGGCTTTACTAATGCACAATGATAACCAAGGACAACATCATCAAAATTATCTGCTATATATGTCGAAATACCAATATCATTACGTGTTTCACTATCTTTTGTAAAAGCGACATACCCTTTTCTAAGAGAGAGACGTTCGATGTTTTTATCATTAGCAGAAGCAATCATAAAGGAATTATACATAGATTCAGTAATTGCCCAATTATGATACACATCCACAAAATTGCACAACTTTACTTTATGTTCCCCTTCTTTGGTCTTTTTGTCTATGCTACTTATTACGATTTCAGCTACATCTCCTAATTTGTATTTCTTGAAATTGGATGGTAAGACCTCTCCTAACCAATTAGCATTAGTAATTGGTTTAGTAGCTTCTTGATTTTTAGCTTGTTCCATATTCAAAGTGTGTTTATAAGCTAATTGCTATTGCAAAGATACAGAATGAAGCTTGTAATCAAGAATTTTCATAAGATAAAATGGCTATAATTAGCCTATAAACTTGCGATGTGCAATCTTTACATTAGTTTGATTGACCATAGCATAGTGTAAAGTGGTATCAATCTTTACATGCCCTAATAACTTCTGCACTTGTTCTATCGGCATTCCCTTATCAATAGCCATTGTCGCTAATGTGCGTCTAAACTTATGAGGGTGTACTTTATTTATGCCAGCTTTACGCCCTAATTGCCGTAACCGAACTTCTACACCACTTATTGTTAGGCGATTATGTGGTGAAGATAATGATACAAAAAGCGCAGGATTGGTGTCTTTTCGGCTTTCTAAGTAGCGTTTAAGGTGGATTTTGGTGCGAGCATTAAAATATACCTCTCGTTCTTTATTGCCCTTGCCAAAGACCACGCATTGCCGTTCCTGAAAATCTATATCTTCTCGGTTCATCTTTGCTAATTCACCTACACGCATACCCGTAGAAGCCAATAAATCAATCATTGCAAGGTCGCGTATCTCGTGGCAGGTATCTCGCAATACTTCCATATTTTCATCACTCAGCACTTCCTTTACAAGGCTTTCCGTTCTAACCTTGTGTATTCTTCGCACAGGGCTTTTACCAATATAGTCCTCGTCTTCCAACCATGCAAAAAAGCTGGAGAAGATGCGCCGAAGATTATCTATGGTAACACGGCTTGAAAGTCTTTCTTCTTGATAATCAGAGAGGTAATTGCGAATGTCGTTTGTAACTATCACATCTATCTTTTTATTCAACTTTGCAAGCAGGGCTTCTATTGAGCTACGATAATAATGCAATGTTTTATCAGAACAGCCTTCTATCTTCTTCGCAGAAATAAAAGCATTAAGCAATTCATTATTAGCCTTATTTCTTTGCGACACTTCATCGCCTAATGGTTTGATTTCTAAGTTCTTAAAGTTGTCATTCAATACTGTATTAAGAAATAATAATTGTTCTGGAGTCAAATTTTGAGCCATTGCAGTTACTATTCTCGTTTTTACTTCTTCTTTCATAGGATTTTTAGTCGCATTATACAAAATTTGAGCGAAAAGACAAAGAAGTAAATCATAATTTAGTCGAGAACGCTCGATACCGACTTTTACTTGTCCGTTCATCAGAAGAGGGAGAAGTTCGTCGCGCTGCTTAGTCAATTTTTCGATTTCTTGTAGCCTCAATAGTTGTTCATCGAACATAGACGTTACTGTATCTACAAATTTCTTACAAATCGTTTCATTAAAGGCAAAACGGAAATCAGCCAAATCACCTAAGACAATATATGGAATAGAAGAGCCATGTTTACCACCGCTATATATAGGTTGAAATAAGTATCTTAAAGTATAATAGAAGAATGATACGTTACGCACCTCTTCATCTAAAACGCAAGCATATGTCCTTTGATATAAATCGAATTTACCTCTATAAAAACCTACTCGTCCTGTATAACTCCCATTTCCTGAAACCAACACTGCATATCCGTCATAAATGTATTCGTTAGAAGTAATAGCCTCTGGCGCACAAGAAAAGAATTTATAATTTCCAGGAACAGCTTTGGACACATCTTTCTTACCAGTGAAGATTCTCATAAAGTCTTTGATTTTACAATCTTTCCACCCTTGTGGTATCTCTCTCTTCAACTTCTCATTCCACCCCATCTTACCACCGCTACTTTTGTACGGCTTCCCATTCTCATCGGGAAAGTCAAATTGCACAAACCAGTAGTCGTAGAGTTGCTTTGCCATCGCCTCTAAATTATGATTTACCCAACAATCATGGAATACTCCTCTGTTAGTTTTATCGCTTGCACTTGCAGTTTAATGATTGCTTCAGAATAAGTTTCGATTTTGCGGAGCATTCTTTGGGCGGTAGCTGTTGAGTGGTAGCAGTTAAGTGTCTTGACAGCTTCATTATAGAGAACACCAATCTTATAAACTTGGGATATTATGTTAGTGAGTTCACGCATGTATTTCTCATTAGAAGAATTCTCTGTTATAACCTTGAAAGATTCTCCAAGTAATCTTGCCCTTAGATAATCGCTCTTAGTTTTTGCTCCCGACTTTCGATAAAGATTGATGACCTTTTGTTGGTCTTCGTAGTTAGGTAACCTGATGTGCCATCTGTCCCATTTTTGGGAGGTGGCACACCTGCCGTCAGGTTTGTTAGTTTTCTTTCTTTTCATCGTTTCTATGTTTTCTAATCACGACTTTGGAGTGATTTAATCCCCTTTCGGGGCAGGGTCTTTGTGGTACAAACGGCAATTTGTGGTACAAAGACACACCTTGCTGATGTAGAAAATGGGATTATAAGCCCATGCCGTGTTACTGCATTCATTGAATACAGTAACTCAGCGTAGGCTTGCATTCGAGGAATGCAGTACTTCAGAGTTTCCGCCATCTTTCCACATCATCTTTGTATTGGTCGAGATGTTCTCGAAGCACCTGCTCCACATATCCTGAAACGCTTGCTCCCTGCTCACCGATTTTCCTCACCACGAAGTCCAACTTTCGTTGAGTTTCCTCTGATACATACACGGCTTTGCGGTGGCTGTTGCGAAAGGGCTGGAGATATTTCCCCTGAAACTCGGATAATTGCTTCCTGTCCCTTGTTTTTCCCATTCGTTGATGATTCTCTTCGGTAGAAGTAGCCCTTTCCGTTGGTGACAACTTTGTTTCTTGATTGGACGGTTGAGAATAGTCCTTGTGACTCTCCTTGTCATTTTGTTCCTCAACTTTAACAGGCTCAAACCTTTTCTTTTCCTCTTCATAATCTATGGGCTGATCAAAATCGGGCAACTCTTCGGGCTTGCGGAGCTTAACGCCATAATTGCCCATATCTCGAAGGGCTTGTTCCAGACGCTGTTTCCTTTGTTCATCTATTCTTGCCATAATTTCTTGGGTATTGCGTTATAATGCCTTTCAAGCATTGTTTGTATGTCGCTCTGTTTGTAAAGTATCTTCCCTCCGATTTTGTAGAAAGGAAGCGTTCCTAAGTTTCTGTACTCTTGGAGCGTACGTGTGCTGAGCCGTAACAGGCTGCAAACCTCCTCGCCAGTGAGGTAAACTTCTCCGCCCAGCATCGGTCGGGCGGTAGCGCAATACCGCTCCAATTTCTTCAATATTCCTTCCATCAGTTGTGAAAACGACTGCATCTGAGGGTCTTCCTGCGTAATGATTTCTTTCTCTTCCATAGTTCATTCATTGTTTGCGTTCAGTAACTCCGTGATGTCGCTCTCCTTGTAATAACACTTGTGTCCAATCATTGAGAAAGGGATTTTCCCCGTATCTCTGTATGATTGCAGGGTACGCTTGCTGATGCTCAAACGCTTGCATACGGCTTCGTTGTCGAGCCATTCGTCCTTTACGGGCGGATTGCCGATGAGTTGTTCGATACTGTGGATAAAGTCTGCAAATTCGGAGCGGTGTCGCTCCCACGCTTTGCGGTCGATGATAATGAGTTTCATTGCCTTGATTTTGTTTTGATTACTTTATTGTTACTCGGCAAACAAACTGTTATGCAGTCCATTGCCGTACTTATCGAGTGCAAAAGTAAACCCTCGGAAGCACCGCTGCAAGAAATGAGGATAAGCAGGGAAATAGAGAGAAAACAAGAGAAAAGACCAAAGGAGATCCATCTGTGTTATTGCGGTAATGAGATGAGGTGCCGGCTCGTTCCTTTTATCACATAGCAATTATTCTTTCGACAGTTCGATAGTTCGACAAATCGATATGTAGAACTATCGATAGATAGTTTTATCGATAGATTATTTTGACGATATATAGTTTTGACAACAGATAGTCATGACAACAAATTGTACAAACAACAGATTGTCCGTATTATCGTCAGTCCTATCTGTTGTTGGTTGTTACGCCTTGCGTCCAAAGAGCCTGAGTATGCCGTATTCTTGTCGTGCCTATACTCTCTACGGCAGCCCAGCCCTGCAAGGTTGGGAGAGATGAATACGACCGCACGAATACAGAAAATGGCAATACCGCCTTGAAACAGAAAAATCCTGCGGTGGAGATTCTTCTCTCCATCCGCAAGACTCGACCTTGTCAGGGCAGATTGGCTGCCGTTGTACCTTTGCACGATAAGAAACGGCATCAGGGACTTTGCGTGTGCCTTTGCTTACAACGCCTTTGGGCTTACCCCCTCCGTCTGACCGATTATTGGCAAATGATTGCTCTTGGTAAGCAGCACTATTGTGCCTGTGAGTTCGGTGTAAAGACGGTCGTATTGTCCGCTTGCGGCAAATGTGTCCGTCAAACCGAACTTGTCGAATGTGGCTTGAACAGCCTTGTTCGACAACAGTATAGGTACGAGTTTCTCTGGAAGAGGTGCAGGCAGTTCCCTTTCAAACTCATTTTCCAATACAGAAACAAGCGTGTCGTACTTGGAAAAGTGCAAACCTTGATACAATACCTCACTTGCTATGCTCTCCGCTTCGAGGTGCGTGAAACCCTGCACTACAGCATCGCAGTAGGCGGTAAGAGCCATATCTGCCCGTGCAGTGATAAACTCCGTGTCGTGCAATTTTTCGGGGTGATGCTCACTCATATAACTTCTTAATTTCAACCGAAAGTAAGAAAGTTCCTGTTTGTTGTGCTCTTTCATAATCGTTTGGTTTTCAATCGTGAATAATAAATGTTTGATAATTACTTCCTTTTTATGCTTGTTGCAATGGAACGTTCTGCCGTGCTATCGACTCACAATAACCCTCAAATACAGTATGCTCCCTGTCTGTGAGTGCAGTCATATCCTCTTGTATCTTATGGTCGGTTATCTTTCCATAAATCTGTGTCGTACCGATATTGCTGTGTCCGAGCATCTTGCTGAGCGTTTCCATCGAAATACCATTGGAAAGGCAAATCGTGGTTGAGAATGTGTGGCGAGCCATGTGAAAGGTCAAGCCTTTCTCTATTCGGCATATCTGACCGATGTTCACACAAGCTAAAGATGCTTTCCTAATTGTGAGATTGGGGAATATCAATTCGTCTGCTTTCTTGTCCTTGACATAGAGTGAAAGGATTTGCCCCGCAATGGGCAAGAGTGGAATTATGGCCTCCACATCCGTTTTCTGCCTTTTGATGCGGATTTCCTCTGTGCCATCAGCATTACGGATAATATGCTTCGGCTTGAGCCGTTGCATATCCACACGAGCCAGACCAGTAAAGGCACAGAAAAGGAAGAGCTGCCTTGCACGCTCGAACTGCTTGTCAATAATGGGCGTTTGTAGTACTCGTTGCAGTTCTTCGGTTGTGAGATACCTGCGTGTTCGGTGTGGTAGTTCTGCCTTGTAATCCACAAAGGGATCGATGCGAATGTATTTCTTCTGCTGCCCGATGCCGATGAGTTTTCTAAGGAAGATGACCGCTACCTGAATAGTGGCAAGAGAAAGGTTGCGCTCTGATTTAAGGTAGAAGTCCATCCCCTCAATAAAGCCATAGTCCAACAGGGAGTAACGAATATCCTCTAATCCTAAGCGTTCACGCAGATAACCCTCTATGAGTTGGGTAGCATAGATGTAGTTGGTGAAGGTCGGCTTGGCTACCGTTATTCCCACACAAGGACGCTTTTCCTCAATAAATAGTCGTGCTTCCTCCAAAAGAAAACCTTTGGGCTTGTCCTCTTCCATGAGTTCACGCTTGAGGAGCTCGGCGGTGATATAGCCACGTTGCCAAACTAATTCTTGATACTTTGCTTTGGCTTGTTCCTCTTTGCTTTGTAAGTAGTGGTTGATCACCTTTGTTTCTTCGCCTGTTCCCTTGCATCGTCCCTTATGGCTGTCCCAAAGTTCGGGAGCGATTTCCTTGCCCGTGCTGTATTGCACCTGCTCACCATCTATTGTGAAGCGCCCCATAATCGGGCATTTGCCGTTCTTCTTTTCTTTGGAACGGTTGATATAAAAGAGTGTCTTGAATGTGCTTCGTGCCATGATTTCAAAGTTTTAAGGTGAATGTATCTTGTATGCGTTGTTGTACTTTCTGCATATCCCGATGGATTCTCTCGGAGGAAACAACTGCATAGATTTGTGTTGTTCTCAAATTTGTGTGTCCGAGCATACGGCTCACCGTTTCTATAGGTACACCTGCCGAGAGTGTGATAAGCGATGCAAAGGTGTGTCTTGCCATGTGAAAGGTCAGCGGAGTTTTCATACCGATATTTCGCTGTATATAGTGCATGCCATTGAGGATAACGTCGGTGGTTGGAACGTCAAAGACAAAGCCTGCCCTTATCCCTCTATAACGATTCATGATAGTCTGCGCAGGGGGAAGCACCTGTACACGATACGGAGTTTTGGTTTTCATTCGCCTGCCCTTGATGCAGAGTTCGCCTTCTTCCAAAACGATGTTTTCCTCCCGAAGATTACGGACGTCGGAGATTGCCAGCCCAGAAAAGCAGGAGAAGACGAACAAATCACGGACAATGCGGTAGTTTTCCCATTCAATCTCCAAGTCGATGATGCGCTCAAGTTCTTCCTGCGTAATGCTTCTCGGTTCGCCTTTTGGTCGCTCGTAACTGTAACCCAAGAACGGATAAAAGTCCAGCACACCTTTCTTCACCGCCATGCGGACGATGGTCTGCAAAGTAGACACGGTACTCGATATGCTGCTGCGTTTCAGTTTGCGGTCAATAGTGAGATAATACTCGAAGCCCTCGATAAAGGCTTTGTCCAACTGTGAAAGGGGAATGTCGCTTACCTTGTGCTTCTCCTGCACATACTCACGAAGCAGGGAGAGTTGGTAGGTACGGAGTTTGAACGTCTTCAAGGCTCGGTCGATGCCTATGCGCTCCTTTGTCTGTGTGAGATACTCCCCAAAACTCTCCAAGAGCAAGGCCTGACGGTGGATTTGCCCCTGATAGGCATCCCTCACGTCTGTGCCGGTAAAAGATTCTTCTCTTTCACAGAGTTCATGAAAGCGTGCGTGGATGAGTGCGGTGCATTCACCGAGTTTCTGATTGACGGACACAGCCATGCTGCTCTTACCGATGAGCCGTTGCTTACGGCTGTCCCAAAGAGCGAGCGGAGTCTTACACTTGGTGGAGAAGCCCGAATGGGTTCTGCCAACGGAGATTCGCCCAATGACAGGCACAAGTCCTTTCTTGTCGGTTCGTTTCGCCTGAACGAAGAACGATATTTTGAGTTTGTTTTCTTTCATTTTTCTGTCGTTTTTTCTAAATTTCCTTTGCTTGCAAAGGTACAGATGAACAAGTATTCCTGAGCGATGCAGAAAAATGAAAGATGAAGAATAAAAACCTATGACACAGTTGTTTACCTTCAATTCGTAACCCCTTTTTGCTTTTTCCCTGATGGGTTACGATTTGGTAACGGAACTCCTGCCGTTTGATGCTCGTTTTCGCTTACCATCAAAATAGCAGGGAAATGCTAAATGGTACTATTTCAAATAGTTACATTCCCTATAATTCCTCCTATTTCCCTTAATTCTTAATGACTGATTATGCCCGCAAGATGAGCCTTGATTTACGCATGATAGATGAAAATGGGTACTCAGATCATATCGACAACAAGGCAAGTCACTGTGCCAAGATGCTCAATGACTATTACCAAAAGTTCGATGCACAGAAAGGAACGCAGTTCGTTTTCTCTGATTTAGGTACTTATAAGTCCGGCGGAGACTTCAATGTCTATTCGGAAATCAAGCGTAAGTTGGTAGAGGACTATCATATCCCGTCCTACGAGATACGCTTTATCCAAGAGTGTAAGAACGAGAAGGCAAAAAAAGCGATGGTAGATGCGATGAACCGTGGAGAGATTCGTATTATTTTCGGCTCTACATCCATGTTGGGTACTGGTGTGAATGCTCAGCAGCGTGCCGTGGCGGTCCATCATTTGGACACGCCTTGGCGACCTTCAGACTTGGAGCAGCGCAATGGACGAGCTGTGCGCAAGGGAAACCTTATCGCAAAAGAGTTTGCGGACAACAAGGTCGATGTGATTATCTACGCTGTAGAACGTTCTTTGGACAGTTATAAGTTCAATTTGCTGCATAACAAGCAGCTCTTCATCAATCAGCTAAAGACAAACACGCTTGGCAGTCGCACCATTGACGAGGGTTCAATGGATGAGGACAACGGCATGAGCTTCTCAGAATACGTAGCAGTGCTTTCGGGTAATACCGACCTTTTAGAGAAAGCAAGATTGGATAAGAAGATTGCCACCTTGGAATCCGAGCGCAAGAACTTCCTCCGTGAGCGTGATGCCGCAACAGGAAAGCTAGCAGAGATTGAGAGTTCTGTGTCCTTCCATACGGATAAAATCAAGGAGGCACAGTCTGACTTAGCTCTATTTGAGCAGTGTGTAGAACGTGATGCCGATGGACAGCCCATCAATAAGCTGACTATCAAAGGTGTGGAAGACTATACAGACATCAAGGCCATTGCTGCCCGTCTGCAGGAGATAGACGAAAAAGCACGCACCAAAGGAGAGTATAATAAAATCGGTGAAGTTTATGGTTTCTCCATTATGGTCAAGACAGAGAGTACTTCCAAGGATTTGTTTGACTGTTCGGTGAACCGCTTTTTTGTGAAAGGGCAGGAGTCTATCTACTACACTTACAATAATGGAAAGTTGGCAACAGACCCGAAACTTGCTTGCCAGAACTTCATTAACGCCTTGGAGCGTATCCCAAAGGTGATAGAATCGCATGAGAAGGAAATGGTAAAGATTGTAGCCAATAAAGACGTTTACACCAATATTGCCAACAGTTCTTGGAAGAAAGAGGACGAGCTTCGCTCACTTAAAAGTGAAGCTGCTGAATTGGACAGAAAGATTGCGCTTACCCTTACTCCGCCAGATGAAGAAAAAGAGGAAATAAAGCAAGGAAAAGATTTATCCAACAACTCTGCCAAAATAAAGAATGAGAACAATCCTGCCCAAGACAAAGAGGAATATAGTCGTTTGCAGAGTTTCAGCCCCAAGTGGAGACGTTAA